CAATTGACAGCTTCAGTAGGAAGTCCTATTATTACTGCATGGGCTGAAGTAAACCCAGGAGTAAATAATAATTGGACTGAGGTTGATCGGGCTGCTTAAATGAGGTATTATTTTAATTATTTAGGAGATAAAATTTATGACATCTAGTTATTCTACAGATTTAAAACTCGAACTAATGGTGACTGGCGAAAACGCTGGTACATGGGGAGATAAAACAAACACAAACTTAAATGTAATTCAACAAGCTATCGCTGGTTTCGAACAAGTAACACTTTCAAGTGGTGGTACTTTAGCACTTGTAATGTCAGATGGTGCATTATCTAACGCAAGAAACATGGTAATTAAATTTGCTACTGCAACTATTGCTGCTAGCACAGTTTGTACTATTCCAGATTCAATAGAAAAATTTTATATATTTGATGCAACAGGTTTAACTAATCCAACTAACCTTACAATTAAAACTGCATCAGGAACAGGATTTACTTTAGATGCTGCTAAAATTTACGCAGCATATTCTGATGGAACAAACTTAAATGAAATTTCATTAGACACTTTAGGTGGTACAGTAGCTGCGGCACAAATTGCTGACAGTGCGGTTACTACTGCAAAAATTGCAGATGATGCTGTAACATCAGCTAAAATTGCTGACGATGCAGTTGTTGCTGCCGGTATTGCAGATGATGCTGTTGGCACTGCTGCTATTGCAGATGATGCTGTAGGTGCAGATCAATTAGCTAACACTGCAGTATCTGCAGGTTCTTACACTACTGCCGATATTACAGTAGATGCTCAAGGAAGAGTTACTTCTGCAGCTAGTGGATCTGCCGGAGGTGGTGGATATGTTTTAACAAAATGGAACACAGGACCTGGAAGTGGTACGTATACTTCAGGTGGAACAGCTTCAGCCTATCAAATATATTTGTGGGGCGGTGGCGGTGGTGCCGGTGGACCCAATCCTGTTCCAAGCCCCAATAGTGGAAGAGGTGGTAATGGTGGATCTGGTGGATTTGGATTTTTTACCGGGCCTTTAAGTGCTAGTACAGGATATCCGTTTGTTATTGGTGCTGGTGGATCAGGTGGTAATCAAGGATACGGATCTGGGCCAGGCGGTGCTGGAACTGCATCAACAATTTTTTCAAGAGCTGCTAACGGAGGAAATGGAGGAGGAGGAATCCCTAATCGTTATACTCCGGGTAGTGGTGGATCTAGTGGTGACGCTCCAGGATCGACAGTGCCAGGCATTCCAAGAAACGTATGGTTTGGTGCTACTGATAGAGCAAATATTAGTAATGGTGGCCAAGGTGAAACTCAAGGTCCGCCAACAGGACAATCAGGTGGTGTTGGTGCAATGATAGTTTGGGAGGCATAACATGGCATATTTAGTTTTTTCTACAGATGGATTATGTGCAAAAATTTGTGCAAACGATGAAGAAAAGAATAATTTAATTCTTCCTAATGAATCAAATTTTGTTATTAAATCTGTTTCAGAATCTGATTTTACTTTAGTAAAATCAAATCAAAAATGGGCTTCTTTATCTGGTGACACAATTAATTATACTGATGTCGATATAACATTTGCATCTTCAGCACAATTAAAAACTCATTTTGATATGCTTAAATCTTATTTGTCTCATATAGAAAATCACCCATCTCATCCTATACACGATGGTGTTGTTGCATACATAAGTTATTTAGATGGTGTAAATGTAGATTCAATTGTTCCAAATGCGGAAACTCCTTTAGAATGTTCATGGGAAAAATATTGTTTAGATAACTCAATCACATTTTACCATCCTTTACAAATAGTTTAATTGTAGTATAAAAACTAGATGGATCATCTAGATAAACTTAATACACTTAATAATTATATTAGGATTTATGATAATGTTTTACCTACAGCTACCTTAAATAAGTTTTTAAAAATTTGCGAAAACAATAAAAATTTTTTTTCTCCCGGAGGTATTGTCAGTGATACTGTTGAAGGAAGTGTGAACAAAAAAGTTAGAAACACTTTAGTTTGGGATTTAGCAAATAGTGAAGCAGAAGAATCCAAAACAAATGTTCATTGGTGTAATCTTTGGATATGTTTGTTTGGCAAATATCTTAAAAGATATGAAAAAGAAATTGAAGTAGACGTAAGGGCTAATATAAATACAATTCAAGTTTTAAAATATATGAATGAGGGTCACTACATGTTACATGTAGATCACGGTACAACAATACCAAGAACTTTAAGTTTTATTTTTTTTGTAAATGATGACTACGAAGGTGGTGAGTTATCCTTTGCACTTCCTAATTTTTCAGGAATAAGTAATGTTGAAAAAAAGTCAAATAGAATGGTTGTTTGGCCAAGTAATTTTTTATTTCCTCATGGAGTAAAACCGGTGGTTAAAGGTACAAGATATTCGGTGGTGGCATGGGCATTATAGGAAAAGACTTTAAATATAAAGTTATACCATCTTTTTTAAATGAAGATGTATTAGAAATTTTAAAAATATATTGTGAGATGAGGCACAGAACAAATATTACAAGTTTTGATGATATGCAAAGTGATACTATGGATACAAAATTTTATGGAGATCCTTTAATGGAATCTATTTTATTAAAAAAAATAACATTGATGGAAAAAGAATCGGGAAAAAATTTATTACCAACATATGCTTTTTGGAGAATGTATACAAAATTTTCAGATTTAAAAAAGCATAGTGACAGAGACTCTTGTGAAATTAGCGTAACCGTTAATGTTGGTAGTGATAAACCATGGCCAATTTATATGGAGGGAACTCCTGTAACTTTAGAACCAGGAGATGCTGTAATGTATTTAGGTTGTGAATTAGAGCATTGGAGAGAAGAATATGATGGGGATTGGTGTGCACAATTTTTTCTTCATTATGTTGATAAAGATGGTAAAAATACTGAACACTATAGAGATAAACGACACTATTGGGGGACAAAAAAATAATGCAATTTAGACAAAATAAAAATGATGGATCATGTGACATGGTTTTTACGGAAGAAGAAATTAAAATAATTACAAAAAATAAAAAGCTTCATTTTACGGCTTTCTCTTTAAGGCATTTAGGGAATGTTTTAGTAAAAATGGTTGCTGAATGGCAACTTTACTTTAGTGATGATATTAAAGATATGGAAACTCGTGAGGATGACACAGTAGAAGGTAAATGATATAATAATGTATGCCTTTAACAAAAGTACAAATAGCACCAGGATTTAATAAACAAGTTACCGCAACAGGAGCAGAAGGTAAGTGGACTGACGGGGACTTTGTACGTTTTAGATATGGACTACCCGAGAAGATAGGTGGTTGGGAACAACTTGTTAATGCATCCTTAGTAGGAGCAGCAAGAGAACAGTTTGTTTGGGCTGATTTAGACGGCAGAAGATATGCTGCAATAGGCACAAACAAAGTTTTAATTATTTATTATGAAGGTGCTTTTTACGATATAACACCTTTAGGTACAGCTATAACTGGTTGTACGTTCGATACTGTAAATACTTCAGCTACCGTTACGGTAAACAAAGCAGCACATACATTACAACCCGGAGATCTATTTACATTTACTTCAGTGACACCTCCAACAGGAGCTGGATACACTGCTGCAAATTTTGAAACAAATACCTTTCAAGTAGTTACTGTTCCAGACAGTGATTCATTCACTATTACAATGGCTAGCGCAGCAGGGACAACGGTCAACGGAAGTGGATCTGCAACAGTTAATCCGTACATTAGTGCAGGTGCTTTAGGTTTTACTTATGGATTTGGTTGGGGAACAGGACTATGGGGCGGAGGCCAACAAGTATTTGGAACTCTTAATGGAGCTTTATTAGATGACACTGCAGGTACTGGAGGATCTGGAACTTCTATTACACTTGTATCAACAACTGGATTTCCAACGTCAGGAACAATAAAAGTTGGAGCAGAATTTATTTCTTACACTGGTATATCTACAAATGATCTTACAGGAATTACTAGAGCAACCGCAGGGACAAGGTCTGCTCATGCGTCTGGATCTGGTGTTGAATACTACACTGGTTGGGGGCAAGCTTCTTTAGCTTCGACTTTAACAATCGATCCTGCATCTTGGTCTTTAGATAACTTCGGAGAAAAATTAATTGCGACTATTAAAAATGGTAAAACATTTGAATGGAATCCTATTAACTCAAACCCTAATGCCCTAACTACAAGAGCAACTGTTGTAAGTGGTGCGCCTACCTCTTCAGTAATGTCTCTTGTATCAGATAGAGATAGACATTTATTAATGTTAGGAACTGAAACTACCGTTGGTAGTGGTGGCACGCAAGATAAAATGTTTATAAGATTTTCTGATCAAGAAAATATAAGTGACTATGCACCAACTTCAGTAAATACGGCAGGTACTTTTAGATTAGATTCCGGAACTAAAATTGTTGGAGCTGTAAAAGGAAAAGATTATACTTTAGTGCTGACAGATAATTCTGCTTATGTAATTCAATTTGTAGGACCTCCATTTACTTTTTCTATAAGACAAGTGGGTTCAAACTGTGGAGCTATTGGACAACACTCTATAAAATATGTAAATGGTGCTGTTTATTGGATGGGTGAATCTGGTGGATTCTTTGTTTACGATGGTACTGTTAAATCGTTACCCTGCCAAGTTGAAGATTTTGTATTCACAAGTAAAGGAGATAACCTTGGAGTTAATTATCAAAACGGTGAATCAGTATACGTAGGATTAAACCATTTGTATGAAGAACTTACTTGGTTTTATCCAAAAGCAGGTTCAGATTTTAATGATAGATGCGTTACTTACAATTATCAAAGTGGAACTTGGACAACAGGTTCCCTAGCAAGAACTACTTGGACAGATGCTAATTTATATGATGTACCTTACGCAACTGAATTCAATTCAACAACAACGCCAACTTTCCCTTTAATTCAAGGTGTAACAAATTTAAATGGTGGGACTATTTATTATGCTCATGAAGTTGGAACAGACCAAGTAGATACCACAGGTGCGAAGACTACAATTCCAGCATTTATAGAATCTGGAGATTTTTCTTTAAACATTGAAGGTAATGGTCAACTATTTATGAGTATGAGAAGATTCGTACCTGATTTTAAATTGTTACAAGGTAATGCTCAAGTTACTATTCAACTAAGAGATTACCCAAGTGACACCGAAGCATCCTCACCACTAGGACCTTTTACAATAACATCAACTACTGATAAGATAGACACTAGAGCTAGAGCAAGATTTGCTAGTTTAAAAATTGCAAATACAAGTACAGATGAAAATTGGAGATTTGGAACTTTTAGAGCAGACGTACAACCAGATGGTATGAGAGGATAATGGACGAAATATTTTTACAAGATTATGCTAACAATGTAGCACAAGCTCAAGATCCTTTTGGTATTGCAGCAGTACAAGCACAACCAGGATTTGAAAACTATCAACCTAGTTTTGTTAATCAGGACTTAACACCTATGGGTTTGGAAATATTTCCAGGACCAGACACTAGAAGACTTCCTGACTTTGGACAAATGGCAAAAAACGTAATTAAAAATCAAGCTAAAGATTATGTGATAAAACAAATGGGTTTAGAAGGTATTAAAGGTAATATACTTAGTTCAGTCCTTGGTGCTAACCCTTATGTTCAAGGCATAGCAACTTTAGGATCTGCCCTTACCGGCAACTCTTTGAATATGTCAAATATATTAGCTAGAAAAAGAGCTGAAAAGAATTACGAAATGAATCAAAGAAAAATGCAAAATGAAATTAATAAACAACAGATACAAGCAATACAAACAAGATTAGATTCTGAACCGATATCAGATCAAGACAGAAATAGAGGACAAGCACCTTCATCTCCAACACCTTCTGCACCTGCTGCTAGACAATCTAGACAAACATCGGGGCCAGGTGGCTTACATAGCGGGTATTAATGGCTAGAGTAGATATAGTAATTCCTGAACCAACTCCTAAATACACAGAGGAAAACCAAAG